CCCTACAACGCCAAGCCCTACAGCAACCGCGGCTACATCCGTGAAGCGTTTGCAGAGGATGGCATTGAGCTGGAGAAAGAGGAACTCAGTGAGGTGGTGAAAGCGGTGCGTTCCGCCATGGAGCGGATTGTGCCAGGTCCCATGCGCGTAATGCGCTGGATTGAAGAGGAGGTCAGCAATGCGATCAATCGCGGCGCTGATCAACTGCAATGGATCACACCATCAGGCTTTGTCGTCAAGCAAAAGCTGATGAAAAAGGAAGTGGTCCGCATTGAGCTGCAACTGTTGGGTGAATGCAAGCTGTCGGTGGCCAAAGGGGATACCGATCAGGTTGATCTGAACCACCACAGGAATGCAACAAGCCCCAACCTGATCCACTCCTTGGATGCATCCTTACTCCACCTGTCCACCTTGCGGTTCGATGCACCGATTGCATTGATCCATGACTCTGTGCTGTGCAGGGCTACAGACATGTCGATCCTGTCCACTTTGGTACGGGAGACCTACATGCACCTGTTTGCTGAGCACGATTACCTACGCGACTTTGCCCGACAAATCGGAGCAGAGACAGATCCCCCGATCATTGGAGACCTTGAACCGGAATCCGTGATCGAATCCACCTATTTCTTTTGTTGACATGAAGACGGCCACCAAAGTCGTTCAACTGCCCCACCTCAACATCAATGCATACGAGGTGGAAGGCCGCCCGTATGTGTCCATGTCGGAGATCGTCAAGGCAACACGTAACACCGATGACACACGCACGCTGGTGAAGTGGTTGTCCGGGGCAGCTCATCCCAGTGGTGCCAATGAATCTCAGGGTTTTCCACAGGATGGTTGCGGGGCAGCTTTTGACTGTTCTGTACCGCATGAATCAGGATCAAAGCACGCCAAGCTCTTGACCCCACAACTAGCCGCCCGCTTCTGGACATCAGAACTGAGCAGCAAATCCAAAGATGTGGTGCAGCGTGACTTGAAGCTGGTCACTTTGCTGGCCGATGTGGCGCTGAATGACCTGTGCCAAGAAGCACTGGGAATGAAGGTCACACCACAGGAGAACCTGCATGGTGCAATCCGTCTGCAAGCGGACCTGAACGCAAAGGCACCAGACATCCAACGGTTGAAGCTGGCAATTTACCAAGCGTTGATGCCTGAGATGAAGTTGAAGACCATCCACGACCTACCCAAAAACGACATCAACTACCCGTTGTTCAATGTTATCAAGACATTGATCAATGAATCGGTGTACCGCCGCTTGGATCACGGGGTTGTCGAAGGGCTGGCTGTGGTGCAGGATCACTCACCACGCAAGTACGGGAACCGCAAGGCCAGCAAATACTCCTGTCTGACGTCAGAAGCTCAACAAGCACTCAAACCTGTGATCAATGCCCACATCGTGGCGCTGAAACAAATCCAACACCTGCCAGGCACTGTGCAGGACATCAAGCGGATTGTGACAACGCTCGACAGCGTTTACCCCCGTTACAAGTAATCCACCTATCCACTCCCACATATGGCAAAGAATATCCACATCACACAGGAGCCTGTGGTCCTGGAAGGCTATCAAGCCGTGATGAAACCATCCAAGTTCGGTCGGCATAACCTGTCTGCCGTCATTGATAAGAATCTGATTGAACGCTTGGAAGAGGAGCGAGCAGAACTGCTGAAATGGCAGGAGAGCAAGCTCAAGAATCCGAAGCGCTCGATCCTCAAGCCTGAGCCTTGGGAAGAGGCAGGCGACAGCTACGTGTTGAAATTCAGCTGGAAGCCTGGTGACAATCCTCCGATTGTCGATACCGAAGGCACACCAATCACTGATGAGAACACGCCGATCTATAGCGGTACCAAGGTGAAGCTGGCGTTCCGCCAGAAGCCGTATCAATTGCCTGATGGTTCCTACGGTACATCCGTGAAGCTGGTCGGGATGCAGCTGATTGCTTTGAGCAATGGCGCTGGCATTGATGCAGGTGATCTGGATGAAACCGAAGTAGCTGCCCTGTTTGGACAGACTAAAGGGTTCAAGGCTAATGATCCGAACGTCACCATCAACCAAACGGAAGGTGACGACGAGTTCTGATGAAGTATCGCTCTGGCCTTGAGAAGCAGGTCGCTGATCTGCTGACAGGACTAGGCGTGAACTTTGAGTATGAATCTACTAAGGTTCCTTATATACTGCAATGTAATTACACGCCAGACTTTCTATTACCCAATGGTGTCTATCTAGAAACCAAGGGTCATTTTACTCCTGAGGATCGCCGCAAGATGCTTGCTGTGAAGAAAGCGAACCCGGATCTCGATATTCGGATGGTCTTTCAGGCGCCTCATAACAGGATTGAAAAACGTTCTAAGACCACCTACGCCATGTGGTGTGAGAAGAATGGCTTTCAACACTGTGCTTATCATTCCATCCCTATTGAATGGCTGACCTAGAACTGGTAAAGGATCTGGCCATGAATCTGATCATGGCATTGGATAAATACACTTCTGCCAACGACATCATCGAAGGATTCGAGGATGCTCTCGATGGTTATGAAGAACTGATCAACACCCACCACAAACAGAAATGAAGATCCCCTACGGCACTGAAGAATCCTATGCAGAGATGTTCAGTGATCTCCTAGCTGATGTGGATTCAGAAGATCCTGAAACCTGCGAGAACCTAATCAAAGGCTTCTATCGGGCAATTGATTCATGGTTCGATTATCACGATGCACAAGCACGAGCCTATGCAGAGCTGCGAAAGCGAGTTCGTGAGGCACTTGCCGTGTGAGCAATGTGGGTCATCGGATGCGAACTCCTTGTATTCCGATGGCCATACATTCTGCTTTCGCTGCAACAGCTACGGCCACACAGAAGAGATTGTTCACAATCACAAAAACATGTCCGCCCATGTCAGCCTCAAAGGAGAAGCCCAACGGCTTAACAAACGAAACCTATCAGAAAAGGTTTGCCAGCAATACAAGATCTACAAAGATGGAGACGTTCTACGGTTCCATTATTTCGACAATGCTGGAATCCTTAAAGGATGCAAAGTAAAGACAAAGGATAAGGTCTTTAGTTATGAAGGAGAAGTTCCAGGGACGCTCTTTGGACAGCATTTGTTTCCCGCCACTGGAAAACGAGTCGTTATCACTGAAGGGGAACTCGATGCAGCTTCATGTCAAGAAGCTATGCCGGGGTGGCCGATGGTATCTCTACCTAGCGGTGCCTCTGCGGCCAAGAAGTCGATTCAACGGAATCTCGAATGGCTGCAGGGTTATGAGGAGGTTGTCTTGTTCTTCGACAATGACGCGGCAGGCCGTCAGGCGACGGAGGAGGCAGCAAGCGTATTGCCACCTGGCAAGTGCAAGATTGCATCGCTCCAAGGTGATTACAAAGATGCGTCTGAAGCCCTCTCTGCCAATGACTCTGAGGCGGTTCGTCGCGCTATTTGGGATGCGAAACCTTACCGTCCAGATGGAATCGTTGATGGGAAAACACTCCTTGAGTTAGTCACAACACCTACTCCACCAGCAGATCATGACTACCCATTTTCTGGGCTACAACACAAACTGCACGGGATCAGGTATGGAGAGCTTGTCACGATTACTGCAGGTTCTGGGATCGGAAAATCCAGCTTCTGTCGTGAACTTGCAACTAACCTTCTCAACAAAGGAGAACGGGTTGGATACCTGGCACTTGAAGAGTCAAATCGTCGAACGGCTCTCGGACTGATGTCCGCTGCTGTTGGTAAGTCACTACACCTTGGAGAACATGAACGATCTACTCTCACCGAAGCGTATCAGGCAACTCTTGCTAACTGGAATCTCTTTCTTTTCGACGGCTTTGGTTCTTTTGATCCTGATCTCATATACAACCGAATTGAATACCTGGCAGCAGGTCTTGATGCGAGGGTCATCTTTCTAGATCACTTAAGCATCCTGCTGAGTGGTCTTGATGGTGATGAACGAAGGATCATTGATCAGACCATGACAAGGCTAAGAAGTCTTGTTGAACGGACTGGTGTTGCCATGTTCCTTGTTTCACATCTACGGCGTACAAGCAGTGACCAGAACCATGAAGAGGGTGCCCGCGTCACTTTGGGACAGTTGCGAGGATCTGCGGCCATTGCACAACTCTCTGACGGAGTTATTGCACTCGAACGAAACCAGCAGAGCGCATCTGGAGGAAGTGATACGACTGTGCGAGTCCTTAAGAATCGCTATTCAGGCGAGGTTGGCATCGCGTGCACATTGAAATACGACTTAGCCACCTGTAAGTTTAATGAAACTGAACACACAGAAGACTTCGACCCAGCAACAGACTTTTGATTCACCGCATCAGCAGGCAATGCTGACACGGCCCAAACCACCTACTCCTGAAGATGTAGCCAAAGCACAGTTCGTTGATAAGACGTATGTGTGGAAGCCTCAATGAATCTAGTCTTCGACATTGAGACTAACGGTCTATACGATGATGTTACCTGCATCCACTGTGTTGGCATCCTTGATCTCGACACTAAGCAGACTTTTGTCTTTAACGATGAGGGCAGTGAACAACCAATCACAAAAGGTGTGCAGATGCTTGAAGATGCCAGCTCCCTGATTGGGCACAACATCGTCGGATACGACATACCAGTAATCAAGAAGCTGTACCCGTGGTTTAATCCGAAAGGGAAGGTTCTTGATACATTACTTCTAAGCAGGCTTTACCACGCAAACATCCTAGATATCGACAATAGGCGCAAGTGGAAACACATGCCATTGCAGCTCTATGGTCGCCACTCATTGGAATCCTATGGATACCGATTAGGTGAGTACAAAGGGAACTTTGGTAAGACTACTGATTGGAAGATGTGGTCTCAAGAAATGCAGGATTACATGGTTCAGGATGTCAACGTTACTACAAAGCTTTGGAAACACTTCCACAAATACCTGACTGGATCCAATTAGAGCACAGGGTTGCTCAAATCCTTACTGATCAAGAACTACATGGATGGTACTTTGATGAGCCTGCTGCATGGGAACTTGAGTCAACTCTCCGAAGAGAGCTTGAAACAGTTAGTCAGATACTTCGAGACAGGCACCCTCTCGTGTTCGGCTCGGAATTTACTCCACGCAGAGCTAACAAAACACAAGGCTACATAGAAGGGGCAACCTTCTCAAGACTGAAAGACCTGAACCCAACAAGCCGTGACCACATTGCGTGGGTCATGCAGACTTACTACGGATGGAAGCCGACAGAATTCACTGATAAGGGTAAACCTGTTATTGATGAAGTTGTGCTAAAGGATATTGGATCAGAGATTGCACTGCAGTTCTTCCGATGTCTTGAACTTACTAAGTTCTTGGGAATGCTATCAGAAGGCGTAAATGCCTGGCTGAAGTTAGTCAAGAAAAAACGAATCCATCACCACTGTTCGGTGGCAACGATCACCCATCGATGTGCACATCGTAAACCGAACTTAGGTCAGACACCAAGCGAAGCTGAATTCAGGAGATTGTTCAGAGCAACTCCTGGGTATGTGATGGTTGGTGCTGACCTAGCAGGTATTGAACTGAGGATGCTTGCGCATTACTTGGCTCGATATGACGGTGGTCGATACGCCGATGTACTGCTGAATGGTGATATCCACCAAGAGAATGCAGACAAGATCGGCATCTCAAGAAAATTAGTTAAGACCGTAACCTATGCATTCCTCTATGGTGCAGGCGACCAAAAGATTGGGCTCTCATACGATGCCCAGCTTCCCCCGGACAAGGCGAAATCAAAGGGCAAGGAAATCAGGCAGGCATACATGGATGCCATTCCTGGCCTTGAGAAACTTGTTGAGGCTACTAAGGCTGCTGCAAAACGAGGTTACATACGCAGCATCGATGGTCGGCATATCAGCGTTAACTCGGCGCATAAGGCGCTGAACATGTTACTCCAATCATCTGCTGGGGTAATTGCAAAACGCTGGATGCTGCTGACGCATGAGGCAAAGATCAGAGCTGGTATTGAGGCTCACCAACTTGCATTCGTTCATGACGAATTGCAATTTGAAACGTCTGCAGAAATGATAGAGGACATGAAGTTTGCACTTCTATGGGGTGCAACAACAGCTGGAGAGTATTACAACCTGAGAGTTCCAATTGCTGCTGATGCCAAATCAGGAATGAATTGGAGCGAAGTACACTAATTATGGCAGTAAAGTCAAAGACATCACTTGGACGCGTTGAATTCAAATCACGTGCCAAGTTCAAACATACACACCAAGGCAACGGGACCCGATC